CGTGATGCTCTTGAGGAGTTTAAACGTGTTCGCGATGTTGATGCCCGCGATGATGGGTTCCGCGCACTCGTACTCTTCAAAGTTATCAGCGGAGAGGTTGAGGTCGACCAGGCTCGTGCGCGCGGTGTCGAGGGTCACTATGGAAACCCCCTTCGGTGTGAAATAGACATTAACATCGTTCAGGATTTCTTTAAGAACCTCAAAAACCGATTTCACAGCCGTGGATTGGATAGTCACCAGCTTCATCTTTTTGTTAAAAAAGGATACTTAATTCTTTATTTGATTGTATGCCTCGTTCACGCTTCGACTGATTTTCGCTTCTAACTCTGGCGTCATGGGGGGTTGCAGCGTGGACCCGTAGTTGTCCATGTCGAAAATGCCTCCGCCGCTTCTCACCTGGTCGTCGTTCTCGAGTGAGGTCATGGTGCACGAGAACCCCCCGATGTCGTCGAAGGAGACTTCCTCGTTCGGCAGGAGAGACATGAGCCACGCCTTGATTTCCGAACCCACGAGGACTTTCCCATTCTTCGTCAACATCGTCGGCACTCGCGTGATTTTGTGTTTATATTCAGGAGGAATCCCACGCTGGTTGATGTTGTGGTAGTGCACGAGCTGTTTCAATTGAGGCCGGGCCTGCACGAAATCGATGAGTTCCCTGCTGTGCTGACACTTCGGGCTAAATATCAACAACGACATTTTATAATACAAAGATTATTTTCTCTATAAAAATTAACGCGACATGAAGGTTCTTATCTTTATCCTCCTCGTCATCGTGGTCATCGCCTTGACCACCCAGCAGCCGACTGAAAAGTACACCGAACTCTTCGGGTTCAACGGGTACACCAAGCCCGTGAACCAGGTGGTCCTCAAGGACCCGAAGTTTGACACCTCCTCTTACGCCGAGGCCGAAGCCGTCGTGAATCACGACCTGATGGAAAAGTTGGTGCTCGCCACGAATAAAGAAATCACGAAGCGCACTGACGATTGTTCGTACATCATCGAGACCACGGCGGTGAAGAAGTTCGTGCAGGACGGAAAGCCTGACGTGTACAAGTGCATGTTCATGTGTGTCCGCGCGAAGGGTTTCGCCTTTGGATTCTCGGTGGTGTCCACGCTTTCGGTGAAGGGAGACGACGTGCGCGTCTTGTCATTGCGCACGCAACCCCTCGACGTCGACGCCCCGTCCAGCGTGGCCCCGTACGTTCAGGACGTCGCCAAGGAGTTCTTGGATTTCAACATCGTCAAGGAAAAGGCAGCGCCCACCACGAGTGAGTTAGAAGCGGCGAAAGAAAAACTTCAGTAAAATTTAGATGACCATCGACATCAATGAAATCCGTAAGCTCGATGTGAAACGTCAAGAGATTCGTAAAGAGATATACACTCGAATATACGAACAATTTGAACGTAAAATACGACAACAAGTGGAGTTGGGAAGGGAAAAGTATCTATTTCTTCGCATACCATCCTACGTCGTGGGGTATCCAAAGTTCGACCGCGAGGCCGCGGCGAGGTACATCGCCCGCCAGTTCACCCATGGTGGTTTCGATGTGCAACACGTGAGTGACGTGGACATCTTCGTGTCTTGGGCACCGAAGAGCAAAAAAAAGAAAGCCACCCCAAAGGCACAGCCACAGGCGAACGAAGTCGAACTTCCCGCGGAGTTCCCGACCCTCATGAATTTGAAAAAAGCCGCGAGTGCGTACAAGACGGGTTAAAATTATTTCAGTATAGGTTAGTATGGACAGCAACTTGAACGTACTTGTCGAGGCGAAGAAGGAATACATGGGACAATTATGTCTCATCATGATTCCCGCGATGATTGAAACTTTTGAAAACATGTACAAAGAGGCGGTGACGATGTGCAAGGGGAAAAAGGTCCTCATCCAGTTCCAAAAACTTCTCAAGGAGGTGCCGAACTGGTCCAACGCGATGTCCAAGCAACACGCAGACAACGTCGCCAACCGGTGCGCGTGGTACAGCGACCTCCTCGCCGCGGTGTTCGTGGCGTGCACGAAAATTCTTAGCTCGGTGCGTCTCAACAGCAGTGGTCAAAAAATCAGTCTGAAGCTCCCGTCGAACGAGGTGTTCATTCAGACGTGCTACAACAACGTCGCCAAGGACCTGTACAAGGACCCCTACATCTACCACGAGGAACAGAGTGAGTACGCCAGGGATGAAACCCTCACCCAACGCATGACTCTGTGCATCGAGGCCACCGTGAAGGAACTCATCCCCGTGCAGCAAATCCTCCAGACCTACATGAGCGCGCAAGACGTCGATAAGAACATCGATTTGGGCGACGACAGCATCGACGCCGTTGACCCCGAAGAAGTGTACGACGAGGCACCCGAACCCGAGGCTGAGCCGATGCCAGAGGCGGTGGCCGATGCGGAGCCCATGGACGTCGACGCGGAGCCTGAAGAACCACCGGCCCCACCGACGGGTCTCGAAAACGAGTTTAAGACCATCCCAGACGTTCCCGCGGAGGACGTGGAGGAGCCAGAGGCCGAACCCCGGGACGATGGGGAGGACGACGGGGTGCTCTTCGGCGATGCCCCAGAGCGACGTCGCTAAAAAAGAAAACCTTTGCTTAAGGTAACACCATAATGGAGCTCAGTGACTATCTCCGAGACCCGTTCAGTGCCGCGCTCATCGGTGCGGGCATCACTGCGGGGTACATTCACCTCAAGGCGCAGATGAACAACGAAGGGAAGTTGCAGCTCGCGCAGTACACCAAGCCCGCCGCGCTCAACGCGATTTTGATTTATTTCATCGTCTCTAATGGCCTCGGTCAGCGTGAGGTTATTTCCACGGACCCGTTCTAATGACGATGCTTAAAGATTTTATCACTTAATTACACAGAAACACGATGGCTTCTGTTTCGGCGTTCAATGAAATGATGGCGAACTTCCTCGGTGAGATGGGGAAGGCGTTCCCAGAGGAAAAGGGAATCAAGAAGTTCGAGACATCGTTCGACCTGCTCCGAAAGAGTAACCCGCGAAAAGTCGTCGAGGCGTACATGTCCGGCATCGGTCCGTACGCCGATCGCATTTCTCAGCACGACGAGACGTTGTTGAACGAGGACATTGGTTTCCTCAAAGACCTCAACATGAAGGAAAATTGGAGCAAAGCGAGTGCGGCGACGCGCGGGGCCATTTTCCAGTACTTACAAACGCTCTACATGATTGGCGTCACTATCACCAGCATCCCCCAAGAGACGCTTTCGGCCATCGAGGGGTTGGCGAAGGACTGCGCGGAGAAAATGCAAGCAGACGGCGGCGGTGAACTCAACCAGGACGCACTCATGAAAATGTTAGGTGGCATGCTCAAAAAATAAACCTTTTGTTATATTAAATGAAACCCTGGTTTGAAGATTTAAAGGAACTCATCCGCTCGGACAAGGTTTTACAATTTTGGCCGACCAACGATCAGACCCCAGCTGACCGCATCAACGCCGCGTCTCGCTTCGTCATCTACGCCACGTGCATCATCTATCTCATTCGCCGCGACCCCCGTATTTTCATCCTCGGAGGCACCGTTCTCGGTGTCTTGTACGCGATGTATCGCTCCAACATGATTCAGGGCACGCAGGCCAGACCGACGAACAGCGAAAACGTCGTCGGGGGCACCGGGTGTCGCATGCCGACGTTCGACAACCCGCACGCGAACGTGCTTCTCACGGACATGACGGACGACCCGGAACGCGAAGGGGCGTGCTTCTACCCGACGGTCAAGGGGCACGTCAAGTATTTCGGAGATGACAGAGTCATGTACGATGGTGGACGCTCTCGAACGTCCTTGCCCGAATACCAGCGCAACGCGTCTTCGCGCCAATTCGTGAGCATGCCCGTGACCACCATCCCAGGAGACCAAACGGCCTATGCGGAGTGGCTCTATGGCCCCAAAATGGGACCGATGTGTAAGGGTGGGGACATGTACGCGTGTGACCCGAACGCGCGCGGGGCGCAACTCAGTGCGTTCAGAGGGTTGCAAGCGAGCGGTGACCGAAGATGATTTTCTCCACTAGTATTAATATAAAAGCATGGCGTATCAACTCCAGCCTGGTCTTCAAATTGTGGAAAACACTGGCGCCCTCCCAGCGAGACGTGCGACGGACGACGTGTTCGTGTACCCCCAGCCGAGCACCTTGAACTACGTCGACGGCGGACGCCCGAACACGATGTTGTACGGCACCGCCCCGCTCATGGCTGGCAAGGGTTCCCCGGCGCAATACATCGACACCTCGGACCAACTCCGTCCTCAGAGTACCTCCCGATTTAACAAGCCTTTGGTTCGCACCTACGAAAAGAACTTGTACCCGTTGAATGACATGACGTGCAAGGTCCCCGTGCGCACAATGGCGTTCGAACCGGCGAGCACCCGTGCCGACGTCCAAAACGAGTTGTTCCAACAGAGATACAGCAAATAAAAAATATTAGTGAACATTAAGAATGGCAGACCCCATTTCAATCGCAGCCGTCGCTGGATTGGTGTACGCAGGCAAGATGTTGAGCAAAGGTTCGGAAGCCCCAACCTTTGTCCCTCAGAAACCTGTGGTGGACCAATCCACCATTATTAAAGTCGAGGAGGAAGATGACGATTTCGAATTCACCTACGGCGTCACGAAAGGTGTGAGCTCTTTGGAATACCAAAACAAGATGGAAATGCCCAGTTTCGGCGAAATCGCGCCGCAGCGAAGAACCTCAGGAGGTGAAATTTTGGACATGCGCGATCGTTTATACGACCAAGGTCGCATGAACAACCTCTCACCCGTGGAGAAGCAGATGGTCGGCCCGGGTTTGGGTGTGAGCGCGGACGTCCCCGCCACCGGGGGCTTCCAGCAGCTCTACCGAGTCATGCCGACGAACGTCGGTGAGTATAAGCTCACGCAGTTGCCAGGGCGCACGAATCACGGCGCGGACACGATGGGTGGTAGACGTGGTATCATGGGCGAGGTCGCGAAGAACCGCCCCGAGCGCACCAATGACTTGTTCAAGGACCATCCCGTGAGTCGCGGCCGCGCGCAGGGTATGAGCGCCATCACCCCGAGACAGGAGCACGAGCGCACGAAGCGCACGACCAACCGCTCGGAGACGGGTTTGCGCACCGATGGTCTCTCGAACGCCCCGGCGAAACGATTCACCTCGGCCATGACCATCGCCCAGGAGCCGACGAGAAACAAGACTGACCTCAACGATGGCATGTTCTATCACATGGACAACCCGCAACCAGGCATCCACAGCTTCCACGGCGGATACTTGAACACCGCGGCGGTTCAGGTCGCACAAAACAGAGACAACGCGAACCTCATGTCCTATGGTTTCCGTCCAGAAGACAAACGAGGAAAAGCCAACCGCATGGGTAATCCGGGTCGCATGAACGTCAGGGAGAGTCCACTCAAGCAGGGAGGCAAGTTGACGAGCGTGCGCACAGACCGCACCAGGGTCGATGGCCGTTTGAACCCAGCTAACGGCGCGTACATGCAGCAATACAAGAACACCGACTACCACCAGTTGAACCCGTACAAGGGGCAAATGAACCCGTACGCCACTGCAGAGAGCTTGAACACCACGAAGAAGCAGCTCCAAAACAACCCGTTCGCCCAAAGTTTCTGTTAGTGTGGGGGAGCGTTGAGATGAAATGAAACACTCATTAAAATTATGTGCATTAATTTTAATGAAGGTCTACACCTTAGATGTTGAGAGTAGTCAGAGAGACCCCGAGCTCTACGCCTACGCCAACAATTACGTCTTGAAGTTGGAGAATCCTGTGTACGACGTCGAAAAAATTGAACTCATGTCGGCGAGAATACCCACACCCCAACGTACCATAGACGTCTCAAACAGAACCTTCAGCGTGGACGGCGCAGAAGTTACGCTCGACGCACAAAACTACACGACCGGCGCCGCCCTCGCGACGGCGTTGCAGGACGCCCTCAGCCCTCCCACGTCGAACGTCGACAGCGTGGTCTACACGAGCGCCACGGACACGTTATTGTTTTCAAACGTCGACGGGACGAGTCATTTCACCCTCGAATTCGCGTCGGGAATCTACGGCTACGAGAGCAACACCAACGCGACCACACCTCACCAAGTCATGGGATTCAACTCCACCGACGTGAGCTCGAACGTGGGCTACGCCATAACATCCGGGGCTATCGGTCTCTCCGGTCCGAATGCGTTGTACATGCGCCTCACGACGGGGTCCGACGAATTCACGAAAGATGTGTACACGGGCACGCCCTTCTACACGGGCAAGATTCACTTGACTGGGGGTGGGGACCACGTGGACTTCAGTGGCGCCGACGACCCCATCGTCCACGAGTTTCACTCAGGAACACAGAAAGTCATGGACACCCTTAAAATTGAGTTTTTTTACATGTCACATGGGCGATTGATTCCATACAACTTTAGAAATCAGGAACACTCGTTGAAATTTAAAATAACGTGTTCCGTGGACCGCCTCGAGAACTTGTCGAGGGTGAAAGAAGAAGACGTCGAAGGTTTGGAGTTGCCTCCACCTGTGCACATTCCAGAAGAGAAGAAGAATCTGAATAGGTGGCAAGACTATGTACCGATTGGTGTTATTATTCTTGTTGGTTTGCTGCTGATGATGTTTATCGGCCGCCCACGACCGCGTACATCGGCGCCGCCGGTCGGGAAACCTTCGGGCTGATGGTCGTGATGATCATGAACACCACGATGCTCAACAAGGTCGTCGCCAAGGCGGTGAGCGTGAGCGGAATCGGGCCGTTCTTGTTGCCCTTGATGAACTGGCCGATGACGGAGCGAGAGACATCCATCCACGCGAGAGCGGCGGCGAAGAAGAAGCCTTGCGTCAACGCGTTGAGCGACTGCGATTCGAGTTGCTTGGTGACGACATCGAGGGTGTCACCGACGCGAGCGATGGCGGCAGTCGGGGCGGCGGCCTCCATGGCAGCGGCGTTCGTCTTCGTGTTCGTGTTCATGATGGCGGACATCCTGGTATTTTATACTTTACATTCAGAAAAAAAAAATTATTCAGCTTCTGGTAAGAGTTCTTCTTCTGTGAGAACAATTTTTTTATACACGGGTGCATCAGTCATTCCCCTGAGTGAATCGATGACGTCTACGTCCGTTTCTTCATCTTCGGAATCCGAATCGGAAGATGAAGAAGAATCATCGTCATCTAAGATGGGTTTAAAAGAGTCGTTATAATCCCAGCCCTCCACCTCCTCCATCTATAGCATTTTTTAACATAATTTCTACGGGAATTGTCGGCTCCCACGCGTTCCATTGGTCGTACGCCTCGTTGATGGCCTGCATGAGGGGGTCAGCGCCTTCGTAGCGCGTGAAATCCCCCTCGCCCTCCTCGACTTCTTCGACGCCATCGTCGTCGTCGTCGTCGTCGTCATCGAGTTCCAAGACGCTGCCGATGTCTTCCCCCACTTTGTGCATGGCGCAATACTTCGCGGCGTACTCGACGTCCTGTGCCAAGACGACGTCCCGACCACACGCTTTACAATATTTACACGCGAGAAGTAGACTCTTCTCGAGCACTGGGGTTATAATGTTCACGAGGGCCTCCGCCTGCCTGTATTCGTAGGCCCCCGATGATTCTCCGAATCCTGTTTTCATCATCTTTTAGTATTGTACGTTAAAAATAACCTTCGCGTTTCCCTCGCGCACGCGGAGAACGTTGTACGTTCTGGCGTACACTCGAACGTCCCTATCCTGGAGGGTGTTCTTGTGGAGGTGTAGTTCCAACAACTGGTCTTTGATGACACTGAAGTTCACGTGTCCAGTGGGTGCGTGCTTCTCAGGTTCGAGAGCGAAGCTGTAGCTGTAAAACCTTCGGATGAGTTGGGTTTTCGCGTGGTGAATGCCCGCCTGCACCGCCTTGAGAAACACAGCTCTTCCCGTCTTTTCCGTGAGAACTTCGTCGCCGTCCAGGGTGAGTTTGAGATAGTCCAGGTGTTCGTACAACACCAGTTTCCCGTCCTCAGTCGTCTGTCTGTAATTATCGTAATCAAAGACCCTCGCGCCTTTCGATTGTATCACGAAGTACAACTCTTTCACGAGATTTCTGAAATCTAATTTAAATTTCGCCACTTGTTGTCCACTGGGGACTAAAAAGTTATTTTGTTGATTTTGGACGATGAGATAGTCTTTTGGAGTCTTCTGAAATTTAATCTTCTCAATGGTGTCCAAAAAAACCATCTCACACTGGAGAGTGAAATCTTTGATGCTGTGAGCCCCTGCGAGTGTGGGTAAACTTCCATCGTACACGTCGACCACCAGGTCCGCGACGTCGCGAAGTTTAACCTCGACTTCCACTTCCTGTTGGTCGCACACCGCACAAAGTGGGAACGCCAGTGTTGGTTCGCGGTAGAAATAAAATGGGACGTCCACGTAAAACTCGACGTCGGTGGTGGACGTTCCGAGATAGCCCAAGATGCTCTTGTCGTTCGACCGCGTCCCCGCGCTTCTGATGGGATACTTCCCCACGACGTGATAGAGTGCGTTCTGTTTGGTCTGTGTGAAATAATGTTCGCTGTAGAGCTGCAACCAATCCGAGGTGACCCTTTGAACCATCTGCCCACCGACGATGAAGTCCACGCGTTCTATGAGGGCGTGGGCCACGGATTCGATGTACCCCACGTTCGAGGTCGGCTCATTGAGAGCTGGAAGGGTGAACTTTAAACTGAGCGTGCGAATGAGGTCCCCTGCGTTGTTCGGGATTCGAAATCGGAGCCTCTCCCCGAAGTCCGCCGAGCCTTGGTCCGCCTCGACGTTCACGAACTCCAAACTAAAATTAGAATGTTTCCTGAAATTTTCTTTAAAGTGTGTGTACTCTGGGTCCGATGTGAAAAATTGGTCCTGAGGCCCTGTGGT